AGCATCAAGATTATCTAAATCTCCGACATGAGTACCCATAGTATTAATTTTGCTAACCATATTAGCAAAGGTATCTGTCGTAAGAACTATTTGTTTTCTAGCCATGTGTTTTACCTACAATTTTTCCAATAGTGCCTTAAGCATATCTTTAATTTCACTGACATCTTGCTTAAGATTTTCTACATCTTTCTTTGTTTCTTGTTCATGCTCTAATTGTTTTAATCTTTCAGCACGTGCCTGTTTCTTCTTAGCACTATTTATATAGCTAAACACGCCTGTATTTTCATCTTTTACCAAGTCTGGTCGACCTTCAATTTTTTTAACCATATCAATCTAATAAAATTATCGCTCTCAAATCTCTTAGTGTTGGGTAATATAACATATTACTTGTATTCATTGTGATTTTAAACTGGAATTGTTCAAATTCTTGAGTAAGACCATTATCTCCACCAATTGTATATTCATAATCTCTGTAAATTCCAGGATTTTCATCAGATGGAGGAGAATTGTCAGCAGCAACATAAACCCAAGATTTTTCTCTTATATTTTCATCGCTTGTGCCAACTCTATAATAAACATCAAAGTTAGCCACATTAGGTCTATTTGCTCCAATAAGAAGTTTAATACCAACTGCTGGTTCTTCAACTGGGAATATAGAAGTAATGTGTTTTGCTAATATAGTACCACCTGAAGGACTTGTTTCAGCAACAGGATATGCTACCATATTTTGACCATTTGTACTATTTACAGTTAAGCTTGGATTGTCAATTGCTGGGTACATTAAAGCAACGTTTGCTCTTTGCATATCAATAAATGGCATTACATCTCTTGCATCATCAGTACTTAAATACAATCCAATTTCAAATGATTTATTATCATTAATAGATGCACCTGTAGTATGAGCAGCTTCAACCGAAGAGTTTCCGATTACTCGAGGAACATCTCTCCATCTATTTGTTTTATTTAATTTTACTTGAGCATAAGTAGCATCTCTATCGTATGCACCAGATTCTGAGTTAAAAATATTCTTTTGAGCAGAAAATCCTTTAACACCAGCAAATACTTGTGTACCATTTACATTTGCAGTATCTAAGTTTGGAACAAAGTGGGTGTAAATATAGTTTTGTTCTACTTCTACAGCATCCCCTCCTCCAGTTTCTCCAGCTAATGTAGTATTTGCCGCACCTGTTCCAGCTACAATATAATAGCCTTTCCAATCTCGAGCAGCTACATTACCAGAACCTGATTTAATAGTTCTTACACCATTAATATTATCTTTATGAATACCACCAATATAATTAGTGCCACCTAAACCAACAACACCAGAAATATTTACAGTATCACCTTCTAAAAACCCATGATTTGGATGTTTTACATAAAAGGTAGTTGTTCCATCGGTTTTAATGGGATTCGAAGCAAGTATTCTATTTGGTACCGCTTTATTTTGAAGTTTAATATTTACAAGTTCATTTGCGGTTATACTTGGATGATTAACCCATGTGGCTTTCTTTACTCTAAATTTGAGATCTTGCTCTTGAACTTCTGACCAAGTAACACCGTTTTGTGAATAAAATACAGAACCAGTTACTGGATTTTTATCTACAAGTTTTTCAGTAGATCCAAGAATGTGTTGATAGATTTCTGAATAGTGTATTTTATATTTAGATGTATTTGTTTCAACTGCAAAAGCATAAAATCTAAAAGCATCGAGATAAACTGGATGAGAAAATTTAAAATTAGTAGGAGTTTGTCCTGTAGAATCTACATTAATATCTGACCAATTTTTTTCAGCTTTAGCTAAATATGTATATGGAGAAGGTCTTCCACTTTCCATAGGTCTCAATGTAAGATAAACTGGTAAATCAGTAGTATCTGATTTTTCAGAGAAATAAATGTCGATACTTGTTACAAATATTCCTCTGTCTCTATCGACATAAAAGGATTGAGCTACTCGGCTAGTATTTTGTGTGCTAATCGGTGTTTCTACCATAATATTCTCCTATTAAAATAACCAACCAAATAGAGTTTCAAAGAACCCTTTATTTTCTTTTTGCGTACCGAATTGTGAAGATCCAGAAGATGGAGGTAACAATGAACCTGGATCATTAAATGCCGAACTAATAAAATCATCATTATCGCTTGGCGTATAGCAAACATTACTTGTAATTGGAACAGATTCATTTTTATCATTATTGTTATTAATAACTACTGGAGTTGGATCATCTCTACTTGCTGGAGCTGTAGTAGTTGTAGTACTAGTATTAGATGTATTAGTCCAGTTATTATCGTTCGATGAATTAGAACCACTACTACCAGAATTAATAATTAATGGAGCTGTATAAGTTTCATTATCACCTTCAATTTTGACATATCTTGTAGATGTATAATTTTTTTGGAATGTTTGTAATGTACCAGCTGCAGTATAATTTGTGATTGCTCGTGAAGTATAATTTTGATTACCAACACCAGTTACGTTCTTTAATTCAAACTTCAATGTTCCACAATGGAAGAAGAAAGATGGTGTAGAAGGAATAAAGAATGAACCTTCACATACACCATTTGCATCAGTTGTTAATTGTGATTTACCATTTGGATGTTCAGTGGCTCCGATTTGTGATGTTCCGTAATCAACATCATTATTGAATTCTGTTTCCCAATCAATAGAACTAAAATCTTCGGCTCTTACCCAATTGTCTACTGACACGTTGTTGAAGAACGCATACATATTTGCATTTGGTTGAAGACCTGTAGCTCTAAATCGAATAAGCTTAGATCTCATAGTTGGAATTGATTCTGATTTTACTAAGACATCTTTATCGAAAGTCTCTGTGACATACGTATCTTCAACAACATTCCAAGATGTCGTAGTAGTTCTACCAGATACTGTTTCAATTTTATTTGTAGTATCACCTACTTGAATCTCTTCGACAGTTTTACCTTTCCAATTCCATTCCCAATCATTCCATTTAAATGAACCATCAGATAATATAGTTGAACCTAAATAATTCACTGTTTTACTGGCTGCATAAGCAGTTTCATACCATGTATCACTTGCAGGAGCTAATTCCATAGTACCAGCAAAAGAGTTTACTTGGAATGGATTTAAGAGGAAGACACCAGAAGTATAATCATTTTCCATATATACTTCTTCTTCATACGTTGGAATAAGATAACCACCCTCTAATACACAATTTAAGCTTCCAGAGTTATTATCATCAGAATCATATAATAAATCAAGAGTACGTTCTACTTTTCTTGGATACACAATACCTGATTGTAAATCAATAGCTGCTCTATGATCTAAGTTTCTAAAATCAGTATAAGCATGTGATGTGAAATTATCAACAACAAATCCAGATCTTGTTCTATCTAATCCGTTTGCATCATAAACTTGGAAATTATCAGCCTTTGCTTCAAGTAAAGTAAGAGTAGTAAGTTCTTCAAGACGAGCTAAACGTTTTTCAAGCAAACCAATTTGACTCATTGTATAACGTTTATGATCAATTCTTTTAATTCTTAAATCTTTTTCATCAAGAGTATTTGAACCCAAATATATTTCAAATAAAGCCATTTCTCCATCTGGAGTAGATGGAGGAGTTGGCCTGTAAGCAGATACACCTTTAATATAATTTAATTGACCATTTTTATCAATAGTAAGTTTATCTGCTCTTGGAACATAATATGATACATTTAAATCTACAACACCAGTTGGTTTTGGTAATTCATTAATAGATCCACCAGTAGAAGTTTCAAATTGACCAGATGCATCCATAGTTGGTCTAAAGTCTAATGCATCGGTGAGACGAATTTGTGTACCATCCTGATATGTATGAACAGGAATATCAGCATAATCTACTTGACCATCATAAGAAGTTTTATCAAAGAAAGTAGATCCACCAGCGTGTTGGAAATGTCTATATCTTACTCTTACACCTGATCCACCAGTAGCACCACCACCAAGAGCAAATTGTCTCATATCATTTGGAGCTGAATCATCAAGATAGATGAGTTTACCATTTGCATAGAAGTTATCTCTACGACCGTCATCTAAAGAGAATTGATTGAAATAGCTTTGATCACTATCATCTGGATCTTCGATATGAGTTACTTCAATAATATCAGCTTTGGCCAAATTAATATAGTTAAGACCAGTTACAGCATCAGATTCAACAAATAAAGTTTCATTTATTTCGGTAACAGTTTTACTTCTACCAGTAACATTTGGTTTACGAACATATGCAGTAATACGAGTATCTTCACCAGTAGTTAAACCTGTCAATCTCGCAGTTTGATTTGAGTTGAGTAATGAAATACCAAATGAAGCATTTAAAGCAGAATCTCTATTACCATATTTGTCTGTTACAGTCCATACGTTTGTATCGACAAATGTTTCTGATCCCGTTGTAGTAATATCGTTATTACCTGCAATAGCATTAATTTCAAACTGACGTTGAACAGTAAGATCAGCATTTGTAATATCTGCTGCACGAGGAATTGGCAATGGATAGATAAGATTATTACGCGATGTGGTACGAGTAAATGGACCATTATTTCTTGAGTTATTATTAATATTAAAGTATTCATCTGTACTGATTCCAATAGAACCAATATCATCAATAGAAGAACCATCATTCAATAATAAATCAAAGACATATATGTGGAATGTGCCATCACCTTGTCTTTCAATATGACGTACATAACAAGTACCAATTTGAGCACCACCAAAATCTGCATTTGGTTTGATAATTTGTTGATCATAACCAGTAGATGTTTGAAGTCTCGGAGCCTGAGCTGGCATAGAATCAGCTTCAAAATAATTACCATAGGGTGTAGCTACAAGTTGATCTTCAAATGTAACTGTATCAATAGCTTTCTTTACGCGAATAGTTGGTTTCGAAGTAAAACGAGTACTTCTAAATCCTTGAACAACTGCAATACCATCTGTGATATTTGCTAAAAGATGAGTATTTTGAGAGTCAGCAGTATATTCTAAACCAAATGGTTTTACAAGATAATCGCCTGAATTTTCGAAAATTCTTTCTGCAACATGAGCAGCAGGAATATTATAGCTATTAGTAATTTTAGAAGAAGATGTAATTACGCCTTGATTTACATACGCTCTAAAGATAAAGTCATCGCCTGCCGCTAAATCTGCTTTATTCACTAATTGTAAACGAATTCTATATCGATCTGCGCCAGGTGCTGTAATATTTGGTTCTGAACCTTGATTATCATATAGATCTGCATCATCATCTGAAGAAACAGTTTCTTCAATTCTTTTAAAACCAATTTCAGCAGTAGGCGTATTAGTATATTTTGAAATGATAATTTCTTGATTATCTGTAAATACAAAAAATCCTTTTGAATAATAAATGGCTCCACCTGCAACGAAACGAGAACCTCGTCCAACTGAAGTAGTTGCTGATTCTACTTGGATATTAGTTAATGATGTAGCCGTCATAGTTTCACCAGGTTCTGCACGAGGTGTAGCAGTCGTATCAGTTCCAGTCCAGTTTTTTGTATTAGTGTATTTGCCATATAATGTAAGAGGATCAGAGCCCGTTGCTTCTACTACTTTATCAACTGTAAATTGAATATTAGAAGTTTGACCAGTATATACTGCACCGACTAAATCTTGTGGAGTTGGAATTGGAATTGCTGTAGTATTAAGTCTAATAAACTCATAGTTATTATCAATTTGTGCAGTACCATCTTTAATAAGAGTATTATCTTCATAAAGATTATTACCCATTCTTTCAATTTGTTTTTGAAGAATAGTTTGAGATTGTGTTAACTCTCGCGCCTGAAGCTTTCTACCGCTATTAAAAAGAATACGATAAAAGTTATCGCTATCAGCATAATCATCCTTATAGGTTGTGCTAAAAGTATTTTTATTGACTAGTTGTACCATGCTTTATCCTATAACGTAATAATAACTTTAACATCGTCTGTGTTACCAGCAGATCTTTGAATTGCGGCTCTATTTTCTATATAAACTATTTCGCCAGTTCTATTATCTATATCGGCATTTGGATAATGACCTGTTGGAGCGAAGTTTGTAATATCTGGATTTTCTATATTATCTGCTATATTAAATGCTCTAAATCCAGTGGCTTCTGTTTGATAATAATATGCTCTATCTCCAACAACGTCACCAATAATTGCTGAGAATCCACCTACTTGTGTAACAACTGGATCTGTCAGACTTGCAAGCTGGGCAATATCAGAAGTGAGACCAGTAAAATATGGCATGATTCGAGCAGTGTCAGATGTAACTAAAGTTCCGCTATTATCTCTTGGATCTTTCATAATACCGACTTGACGGAAATCTCTGTTATTTACTGGAAAATCTGGTTCTGTATCCGCACCTTCTTCTTCACCTTCGATCTTTACATCAAACATAAGAGAAGTAGATCTTAAATCAAATACTGGATTTGCACCTACACCTGAATCATTACCATGAAGTACTGCTCTTGCCGTGGCATCTGTAGTAGCACCACCACCCGAAACAACTACATTAGCATAATCATAATTTCTTCCAAATAATGCTAAACTATCAACACTACCTGGATTGATAAGAGGAGCATCAGCCATTTCAATTTTAGATACTGCACCGCCACTTACAAATGCTGTAGCAGCAGCAATAGGTGTATACGTATTTACTCCAGTACTATCACCATTACCATAAATTGTAACAGTAGGAGCTGAAGTATATCCTGCTCCACCTTCATTTGTAAGCTCAATTCCTAAAATTTGTTTTGGAATCGCAGCATCACGAATACCAGCTTGAACTTGTTGAAGTGCATTTAAACCAACATCACCAGTTTTTACGTATTCAACTGGCATGAAGTTTGCTGATAAGAAAGCAGAAGCTTTAGCACCACCAATAGTATAAAGGTATTTCCAAATATATCCATCAGCCGTTTCGAAATGTTTAGTAGAAGTACCAGTTGGTTGTACAGTTGAAGGGTTAATTGCACCTGTAGCATCACGTGATTGTTTTAAACAAATATAAACTTGTTGTTCATCAGTCATCACATAATATGGATTTTGGTTCGTAGCACCTACGGTTCCAGGTGTTTTATCTCTTGCATCGTCGTATTGAGAATAGTTTGTACCAGATGTCCAGTTAAAACGTGGAACAACAAAAGAAACATCAGTAACTTTTTTGGCAGCCTGCGCGCTAAGTCTAAAGTTTCTTTCATCACGAATACTATTATCTGGTGTGCCAGTAGGAACTGTATCATCATTGTTCCAATCTTCACCACGACCAATAGCAACATAATACGTTGCTAATGAACCTTTAATATCATCATAAATTACTTGTAAAAAGTCTCTTTTAAGTTTATCAGTTACGACTGCAGGCATTTTCTATTTCCTATTAAGCTATTGTTGCACCGTAGTGACCAGCGACATACCAATTTGTACCATCCCATACTAAAGTCACTGCATCATATTGATCTAATGCAATTGTTGTTCCTTGCGCAAAACTATCAGGAGTTATTGTTACAATACCAGCTCCTTTGTTTGTCATTATTTTTACTTCACCGGCAATAGCTCCATCATCTAAATCAATTGCCATAGCTGATGCTTTATTATATGAAATGCATGAAGTTGAGGTATTATCGAGAGTTGCATTATCAGTAAGAGCTGTTTGTTCTAGTCTCAATCTTCCAACTTCTACAGACCCACTACCTTTAGCATCAATATTTAAGCTTACATCAGTGCTACTTCCCTGTGCAGAAATTAAAGGATTATTAGCATTATTTACTCTTATGTAATTCGCAGTTCCTTGTCTATCTAATTCTAATATAGTATTATCTTGTGAATCTTGTAAAGACTGCTGAACTATTGGTCTATATAAAGTTTTATTAGCCATTGTTTGAGCATGATCTAACATCGCAAACGTATCATTAGATGTAAGATTCGGCAAAGTAATATTAATATTGCCTGTAAGACCACCAGCAATTACTGAATATTGGTGGCTTGAATCAGCATCCCAAATTTTAGGATCATGTAAAACTGGACCATTTAATGCTGGCGATAATAATGTTTTATTTAATAAAGTCTCGGATGAAGAATCAGTAACTAAAATACCATCTGCATCTGGCAAATAAATATTACGATCTGCCGTTGCATTTGCGGCTCTTAGAAAAGTTTCATTCGTATCAGGAGTTCCTTCAAACTCAATGCTTGAATCATTAATAGTAATACTTGCTGACAAAGCTGTACCACTACCAAAGGCAGTATAAATTTCATCAAAGTTAGCATTGATCTTTTGACCAGCAGATCTTAGTGTATCGCCAGTTCCGTCATTTGCTGTTGTGCCTCTGCTGATTATTTGTTTTGACATATTAAAACCTATAAAATTTAATTCTATTTATATCGATTTATTCGATTAATTTAAACTTATAATGAAGAATCTCTATGGTGGAAGAATGGATTATATCTCGAGAACATATCGTTATCCATTGTTTCGATTGCATTTGAGAAGTCCATAACTGGATCAGCAATAGAATCTTCATCAAATGTATGAGAATTGTTACTAGCAAAATCTCCTACTTCATAGAATCTAATAAGTTCTTCTATTGTATAATTTTGATAATCTGCAATGGTGTTATACAACATATCAACGTGAGAATCTTGATAGTTAACGTTACCATCGCGTTTCCAATCAGAAGTTTTAATTGTTCCACCTAGTTCAGAATAATAAACTTCATTGTTAGTATTTACTGAAACAATTTCACTAAATCTTGATTGCTGGAAGATTGGTTCATATACTTCATTTACATAAGAAATAATAGCAGAATCTTCGAGTGGGAAACTTACTCCAATTGGCATAGTCGCTTGAGAGGTAAATGATGTTTCACCTTCAAAATACCAACCTGCTGGATGCATAAATTTCTTATATAGAGTTTCATATTGGTTACGAGAAAGACCAAGTTTTAGAAGTAATGAATAGTTTTGATAAAGCTTATAATCTTGAATATAATTTTCATAGTCAGGACCAATTTCATCTTCACCAACTATAAAAATATCTTTCTTCGGATATATGACTTCGACTTCAGTTTGAAAGAATGTTTTAAAAAATTCTTCAATACCTTTTGGTGTACCTTTTTCTCGATACAAATAGGCAAGTCTTTGAAGAGCAAATCTCGCATTTGTAAACTTTTCATTATTTTCAAGACGACTTGCAAGTTCATAAGTAAGCTGTGCTAAAAATTCTTCTGGTATTTCTTCAGTATCTCTTAAAGATAATATTTCATGAATTTTATTATCGAATGCATGAGTACCACCATCTGAATCCATAAAATCGTAATATGCATCAAGAAAATTTAAAAGCTTCGGATAATTCTCACGTATATGAGAAGACAATACTTCTTTTACACGTGATTCGTGAAAAATATCCGGTCTTCTATTTTTCTGATCGTTACGATGTCCCATTATAGACTCACACTAGTTTCCTGATAATCGATAGTCGCTGTAGCAGCAGCTGCTGCTTCATCAAAAGTAAGAATATAATTTCTGAGAGGTTTTACAACTGATTGATTTGCAGGTACTACAGAAATTTTAAGATCTGTTCCGCCATCAATTGACGATGGGTTAAAACCAACTATACTTACTTTACCGCTTCCTTCTTCATAACTTCCAGCATTATCAACGATAACATCACCAGCAGTAGATACAATTTCTAATTTATTAGTATTAAGTTTATTTCGTAAAGTACATGTTATAGCACCAATACTAAATCTTCCAGAAGTTACTCTATATTCTTGATCATCTGGACCTGCAATGGCCATTGGAAAGTTTAATGTATAAGCAAGAGTTTTATTTAAAATAGGAGTAATTCTTTGTTGAACCTTTACAGTAATTGCCGAGTTCAATATCGCAACATCGATATCATCGATTTCTGCTAAAAGATTCGATCTTCTAAATACAGAACCAAATGTTGATAAGTTTTCTTCGAAGAACTCTGACATTTTATCAACAACAGCATTTTGAGTTGCTCTTGGTGTTGCAGTAGTAAGATCAGGATCAAAGTTAAATTGACAATTTAATTCTAAGAATGTTTCTTCTACATCGGCAAATCTCGTTTCAATTGACATGATACCAAGGTTATCTGTTAATTGACTTACAATAGCATCTTTCGTTGCTTGCTGTGATTCTGTAGAAATACCAGTTTT